GGGACGGGTGAGCAGTCTGATTTGATGCTGGCTGACCTTATCGTCAAAGACGAAAACGCCATTCAGCTTATCGAAGATGGTCTGCGCGAAGTGTCGTGTGGCTATGACGCGGAATATGAACAGGCTGAGCCGGGTAAGGCTGAGCAGGTCGATATTACCGGAAACCATGTGGCTCTTGTCCCCAAAGGCAGAGCCGGAAATCGTTGTGCAATTGGAGACAGAGACACAATGGCAAATCAAAAGAAAAGCTGGTGGACCCGCATGCGCACGGCCATCAAAACAGGTGACTCGGACACCATGAACGAACTGCTGGACTCAGCGCCAGCGGCTGTAACGGGGGATGAAGGTGATCTGCCGGGCGGCGTCAATCTCAACATTAACCTTTCACCACAACAACCATTGCCGGACAAAAAGCCGGAGATGGGCGGAGATGTGACCGGCGACGGCGAGGACGATATCAAAACCCTGCTCAAGGCCCTGCTGGCTAAGCTGGAAGGAACGGCAACAGGCGATAATGCTGACACCCCTGATGATAAAGATAAGAAAGACCCGACCGGCGACGGCGAGGACAACGAAGAGGAAACCACGATTACGGGTGACTCTGCCTATCGCGCTGAAGTCATTATCCCGGGTATCGATCTGAGCCGTAAGGTGAAACCGACCGCATTTAAACGTGATGTGCTGGCGGCCGCAGACAAAACACTGGTTCGCCAGGTTGTCGGTGACGCTGATATCCGCAAATTACCTAAACAATCGGTTGATATGGCGTTTAACGCCGTATCTGAGATTGCAAAAGGGAGAAACACCCGCAGCACCACGGGCGATGCACAACGTCCAGGCATGGGCATGACCAGCATCGCTTCCCTGAACAAACAAAACGCCGACTTCTGGTCTAACCGCAAAGGATAATCCAATGACTGCATATCTGTACCGGATGCCTGTTGGCATTGCCGGGGCTATCTCTCGCCCGCAGGACTTAACCGTCGAACCGGTGATCCTTAAATCCGATAACGCCTTCGCAGCGTATGGTCTGGCTGGCAAATACGACGCTGACGGCTTTTTCGTGCCGCTGGCGGAGGGTGACACCGTCGACAAGGTGAAGGGTATCTACGTTCGTCCGTATCCGACCACATCGCAGCCAGACATGGTTCGCCAGGTGGGTACTGATAAGAATTTCCCGGGCGACGCCATGAAGCGTGGGTACATGACGGTAAACGTGGGTACTGATGCTTCGTCCGTTAAAAAAGGAGGCGTGGTGTACATCGTGGTATCAGCCGATGCTTCCATCCCGGTTCCGCTTGGTGGGATCACGGCGGCAGAGGTGACAGGCAAAACAGCCGCGTTACCTGATGCTTTTTTTACGGGGGCCGGTGACGCTAACGGCAACGCAGAAATCTCCTGGAAGATTTAAGGAACAGACGAATGATTACTTTTGATCAGGCAACCGTTGATAGCTCCGGTGCCTTTCTCATCGGGGAGCTGGAGCGACTCGACCAGGGGCTGAATCTGCCACTGGTGGGTTATACCTGGACACGTGATATCCAGTTGCGCGAAGACGTCTCTATCGCAGATGACATTTCCAGCTGGACGAATACCAGTTTTGGCGTGGCGGGTTCTGGCGCTAATCCGAATGGTAAAAACTGGGTAGGCAAAGATTCAACTGCCATTGCTGGCGTTAATGTTGATATCAGTAAAGACGGCAATCCGCTGAACCTTTGGGGGATGGAGCTGGGATGGACTGTTGTTGAGCTGGCTGCGGCACAGCAGGTAGGCCGTCCGATCGACACTCAGAAGTACGACGGGATGCAGCTTAAATGGCAGATGGATAACGACGAACAGGTTTACGTCGGAGACGAAGCGCTTGGTTTGAAAGGTCTGACGAATCTCGTTGGTGTGACGCTGAACAACGCAACGAAGACCTGGGCTAACTCCACCAACGATGAGATCCTCGACAGCGTAAACAGCATTCTGTCGAATGCCTGGGCAGCATCCGGTTATTCCGTCGTGCCTTCTGATCTGCGCATTCCGCCAGAGCAGTATTCATTGCTGGCGAGCCGTAAGGTTTCCGAAGCGGGTAACCAGTCACTGCTGACTTATCTGGCTGTGAACACTATCGCTTTCCACCAGAATGGCGTTCCGCTGGAAATCAAAGCGGTCAAATGGCTGAAAGGGCGCGGGGTTGGCGGTAAAGACCGTATGGTCGCCTACACCAACGATAAGAAATACGTCCGCTATCCACTGGTTCCGCTGCAAAGCGTTCCTGTTCAGTATCGTGGTCTGTACCAGATTGCGACCTACTACGGCAAGCTCGGTGCGGTTGAGCCAGTGTACAAAGAAACCCTGTCCTACGTGGACGGTATCTGATAACCAGAATGGCCCCGAAAGGGGCCAGAAGGAAACTAAAAATGGCGAAAGAAAAGCTGGTTACCATCCATGTTCACACCCCGTTTACGCTGACGCTCGGTGATCAGTCAAAACAGGAGTTTGGCCGGGGACGGCATAACGTACCAGAAGAGGTCGCGTCGCACTGGTTTACCCGGGCGCACGCTGAGCTTTCCGAAAGCGGATCGAATGAAACTGATGACCAGCAACCCGTTATTGACAGCCTTCAGGCGCAGATTGCCGATAAAGATAAACTGATTGCCGATCTGAAAGACGCTCTGCTCAAGCTGCAGGAGCAGAACGACAGCCTGCAGGCGCAGATTACTTCCGCCCGGACTGGCGGTAATGGGGCGAAAGATGCCAAAGAATCAAAGCCTGCCAACAGTAAGTGATTTTCGCCGCGACTTCCCGCAGTTTGCTGACCCTGCCAGATATCCCGAAGCACAAATCGAGTTCCGTCTGAATCTGGCCGATGAACTACTGAGCGAAAACGTCACCGGCAAAAAGTTGTTTCCGTACTTTGCCGAGTTGTTCGTTGCGCACTATATGACGCTCTGGGCGGCAGATAGCCGGGCGATGCTGGTTGGCGGTCCGGGCGGTTCAACCAATGGTGTTCAGTCCTCCAAGTCCGTTGACAAGGTAAGCGTCAGCTATGACACCAGCGCGACGCTAAACCCTGACGCAGGCTTCTGGAATAACACCCGGTATGGCGCTGAATTTTATCAGCTGATCACGATGTTCGGTGCAGGGGGACGCCAGCTATGAGTTTCAAAAGCGGTGTAACAACGAGGGTTGATAACGCTCAGGCAATACTGGATGCGCTAAAGTCGCTAACCAAAAAGGATGTGCTGGTCGGTATACCTGCGGAAGACAGCGATCGGGATGATGTGTCGTTCGGTAATGCCGGGATTGGGTATATCAACGAATACGGTTCACCTGCACAAAACATCCCACCACGTCCGCATCTTGTACCCGGCGTTAAATCAGTTGAAGACCAGACGATGCCACAGCTTAAAGCTGCGGCACAGGCTGCGCTTGATGGTAATGCGGCGGGAGCGGAAAGAGCACTCAACCGCGCAGGTACAGTGGCTGCAAGAGGGGTGAAAAATCACATCAAAGCTGCCAATTTTACTCCGCTTGCAGATAGCACCGTTGAAGCGCGTGCGCGCCGTGGGCGTAAAGGTGCGAAAGCGGAACTTGCGCGGCGTGCTGCTGGTGAATCTCCGGGCACCACTTTGGCTAAGCCTCTTTACGATACTGGCAAATATCTCGCCTCAATAACCCATGTAGTGAGGGATAAAGATGCCGACTCTTGATGTAACCGATGTTCTTTTCGACCCGGATTTTTGTGACTTCAACCTTTGGGTAACGCGTCGGGTACAGACAGTGGACGAAGACGGGATTGGTAGCGACAGCGAAGTTAAAACGCAGTTTGCCGGGGTTGTTACCGTTGACCGTTCACTGGAAAACCGCCGCATGCAGTCCGGGCAGGTTATCAGTGGAGCAATCCTTATCGTGACGACTGAGCGACTCACGCAGGGGCAGACTGGCCGTGATGCCGATATCGTGACGTATCAGAACCGTGATTATCGTGTGACATTCGTCGACCCGTACACCGCATATGGCGCCGGCTTTGTACAGGCGCATTGCGAGCTGCTGCCGTTCGATGGAGGATTTCCCGTTGAGCAATAATTCCAGTACGGAGCCGGGATGGCTTACACCTGTCAGCGGCGATCCGGATTATGACGAGGCGCTCGACAGGCTGTTAAGCCAGTGGGTACGCAACGTTTCCGGTTTGCCGACTGGAATGGTTCGCCCCCGATGGCAGAAAGATCAGCCGCCACTGCTGCCAGCTGAAACGAACTGGTGCGCGTTCGGCGTTACCGGATGGCCCATAGATAACAGTCCCGCATTCACTAACCAGACTGAAGAGGGCGCTCAGCTCTGGCGACATGAAACCTTTGAGTGCATGGCGTCATTTTATGGCCCGGCGGGCATGACGTTTGCGTCACGTTTTCGCGATGGTATTTCTGTTGCGCAAAACAACGCCGAACTGAACGCGCTTGGCCTGTCCATGGGGGACTACACCGGTCTGACCCCTTTCCCGGAACTTATCAACCAGCAGTGGGTTCGCCGTTACGACATTACTGTGCGCCTTCGTCGCAAGGTGGTGCGCGAGTACGGCATTAAATCGCTGGTGGATGCACCAGTTTCATTCTTCGGAGATTAAATTATGCCGCAGGGATTACCTGTATCAAACGTCGTTAATGTCGACGTGATCATTGGGCCGCGCGCGGCTACTGGTCGAAATTTTGGTTCACTGCTTATTCTCGGGACATCCACGGTCATTCCGGTGAAAGAGCGTCTTCGCCTCTACTCCTCAAAGGAGGACATCGGATCTGATTTCGGCGTGGACAGCCCCGAATATGAAGCAGCAACAGTCTATTTCTCCCAGTCACCACGACCTAAAGAGGTGTATGTAGGTCGCTGGGCTAAAACACTGGCAACGGGTGAGGCGGGTGCTGCTGAAAAGCTGATGGATGCGGTTAACGCCGTAATGGGCTACACCAACTGGTATGGTCTCGGTATTGCAGACAAAGAGGATATTGCAGATGACGACTGGCTGAAGGTTGCTGCAGCCGTAGAAGCTTCGGGCGTCAGCCGCATTCTGGCAATTACCACCAGCGATCCCGCCACCTTTGACGCCACTTCAACCGGGGATCTGTCCTACAAGCTGAAGGCGGCAAAATACGGGCGCACGTTCGTACAGTATTCTTCCAGCAGCAAGTACGCTGCGCTGTCCGCGTTTGGCCGCGCGTTTACGGTGAATTTCAACGGCAGCAATACCACCATTACCCTGAAATTTAAACAGGAGCCGGGGATCACTTACGAAACCCTGACGACTGATCAGGCGGCGGCGCTGGATGCCAAGAACTGCAACGTGTTTGTGTACTACCAGAACGATACGGCAATCCTGCAGCAGGGCGTCATGTCCAGCGGTGATTTCTTTGATGAGCGCCACGGGCTCGACTGGCTGCAGAACTACGTTCAGACCAACCTGTATAACCTGCTGTACACCAGTACAACCAAAGTGCCTCAGACCGATGCGGGTGTTACACGTCTTCTGTCCAATGTTGAGCAGTCTATGGATCAGTCCGTGACGAACGGGCTGGTGGCTGCTGGCGTATGGAACGGTGGCCCAATCGGGCAGCTGGATTCCGGAGACGCGCTGACAAAAGGGTATTACGTCTACGCGCAGCCGATTTCCGAGCAGGCGCAGGCAGACCGTGAAGCACGTAAGGCACCGGTTATTCAGGTTTCCTGTAAGCTGGCTGGCGCAGTGCATTTCGCTGACGTACAGATCAACGTCGTTCGCTAAGGGGAAAATGAATGGCTACTTATTCTTTTATGGATGTCACCGCGTCCATTTCTGGCCCGACTGGCGAGATTGACCTGGGCTACGGTTCCGCCAGTTCAGAGGAGGGGATCACCGTTGCAATGGGCGGCCCCAAAAACACCATGACCATCGGTGCTGACGGCGAAGTGATGCACAGCCTGCACGCGGATAAAAGCGGTACGGTAACTGTCAATCTGCTGAAGACCTCGCCGACAAACAAAAAACTGTCGCTGGCGTATAACGCACAGAGTCAGTCCTCAGGAACCTGGGGAAACAACGTCATTGTGATCCGAAATAAGGTGAGCGGAGACATCATCACGGCGCGCAGTGTGGCCTTCCAGAAACAGCCGGATAACGCCAACGCGAAAGCCGGTAATACGATGCCCTGGGTATTTGACTGCGGCAAAATCGACCAGGTACTCGGAGAGTTTTAACAGATGGAATGTTCAGTCAAAGGCCACGATTATCGCGTGGCGAAACTCAGCGTTTTTGACCAGCTGAAAGTCACCCGTAAATTGCTGCCGGTGCTGGCGGGCATGATGTCAGATTTCGGGGGCATTCGCTCCCTTCTGCCTGCGGATGGCAAAATCGACAGCGCTAAGTTTGATGCGCTTAAGCCGGTGTTTGAAACCCTGCTGCCGCGTATCGCTGAGGAACTGTCTTCCCTGACCGAAGAAGATACCAACGCGATTATTCATCCTTGCCTGGCTGTGGTATCACGCAAACATATGGGGGGATGGGCCCCGGTGTTTAACAGCGGTCAGTTGATGTTTGACGATATCGACCTGCTGACCATGCTGCAGCTGGTGGCGCGGGTGGTCGCCGATTCTCTGGGAAATTTTTTGCAAGGACTCCCTACCAACGGGACGCCCACCCCGCCAGCGGAATAACCTTCAACAGCCTGCCGGGCGGTGAAGATTTTATTCTTCGCCCGGTTCTCGCCTTCCATATTGACCAGAAAGACCTTAACAGCGGCGCGGTAGATCTCTGCCGCATCGCGCTTCTCAATGACTACCTCGACATGCGCGAGGATAACGATGCTCGGGTAGATAAATGGAGAGAGGTTAATGAACGCTGAGACTATTAAAGATTTTCTCGTCTCCCTTGGATTTGGCATTGATGAAGCCGGATACGAGAAATTTGAATCTGTTCTTGCTGGCGTCACCGCAAATGCCATAAAAACAGGGCTGGCGGTGGAAGGTGCGGCGCTGTCCGTTGTTGCGTTTACGGCGAAAATTGCCTCCGGTCTGGATAATCTCTACTGGGCATCTCAACGCACCGGCGCGACGGTTCAGGGGATTCAGTCGATTGGCTACGCAGTTTCGCAGGTGGGCGGTAGTGTGGACGCGGCGCGGACTTCGCTGGAAAGCCTCTCCCGGTTTGTGCGTAATAATCCCGGCGCGGAAGGCTTTCTGAACCGCCTGGGCGTACAGACCCGGGACGCCAGCGGGAATATGCGCGATATGGCCGCCATTTTTACGGGCGTCGGCCAGGAGCTCAGCAGCATGCCGTATTACCGGGCTAACCAGTATGCGCAGATGCTGGGCATTGATGAAAATACCCTTATGGCGATGCGCCGGGGTTTAGGGGGATTCTCCGGCCAGTACAGCGCGATGGCAAAGGCCATCGGTTTCAATGCTGACGAGGCGGCCAAAAGCTCCAACAGGTTCATGACCTCCCTGCGCGAGTTCGGCGCGATGGCAGGCTTGGCCCGTGACAAGATCGGCTCTAATCTTGCTGGTGGTCTGGCGGGTTCGCTGGACACGCTGCGCCGCCACATCCTGGATAACTTCCCGCGCATCGAGCAGACCCTGACGAAAGCCATAAAAGGTATTCTGACGCTCGGGGATATCATCGGTCGCGTGGCGTTTCGAATTGTTGAAGGTGTAGGGGATATTATCGACTGGTGGGGAAAACTGGATAAAGAAACGAAAACCCTGATAGAGGTTATCGGTGGTCTGGTTGTCGCCATGCGGATACTTAACTCTACTTTCTGGATGTCGCCTGTAGGGCTGATTACTGGTCTGATCGTGGCGTTCGGTCTCTTGTGGGAAGACTACAAAACATGGAAAGAAGGCGGTAACAGTCTTATTGACTGGGAAAAATGGCAGCCAGCGATAGACAAAGCGAAGGATGCGATGGTCTGGCTCCGTGATCACCTGCTCGAACTTAAGGACTCTATTGGCGGCTGGAAAACGTCACTGGAGCTGCTGGCGACCTTTATCGCCGGTGCGTGGATTAGCAAGGTAACGGGCGCATTTGCCAGACTGGCAGGTATACCGATGCCGCCGTGGTTAAAAGGCTGGATGGCCTACGCGGCTTACCTGTATGACGATCGGGAGAATATCGTCGCCAGTGCGCAGTCGTCTATCGATTATGCCAAACAAAACATTGGCGATGGAATGCGTGCACTGGGGATTGATACCGATTTTGGCCGCAATCCCCACACCGTCAAAGGCGCTAATATTCAGCCGGATATTCCTGGAGCAGAACCTGTACAACATGCACAATCCGCAAAGCGCACTTTAGCCGACAGGAACAACAATCCGGGTAACATTCGCCCGGTGGGCGGTAACGGCTTCCGGTTCTTCGAGTCCGCCCTTCAGGGCTGGGAGGCGATGAAAAACCAGCTTATGCGCTACTTTACAGGGAAAACAACCGGGCGGGCATTACAGACCATTCAGGATATTGTCAGTACCTGGGCGCCGGCTGGTGACAACAACGACCCGAAAAAGTATGCGCAGGATGTTGCAAAATGGATGGGCGTTTCACCGAACACTGTGTTGAACCTCGCCAACCCGGAAACTATGGCCGCGCTGATGCAGTCGATGGCGCGCAAAGAAGGGTATTCAAACTGGAACAGCCCGCTGGCGTATCAGGCCGCTGGTGGTAGCCTTAACCAGCAGACTGTTATAAATGTCCACGGCGTGAACAATCCTCAGGAAGCGGCTAATCTGATCGCTGACAAGCAGGGTGCTGTCAATGCCAGGGCGGTACAGCAATTGAAAGGACCTGCGTAATGGATTTTTTATCTGTTTTGCTGCAGCAGCGAACCCGCTCGATAGGAATAATTATTCCTGATGTGGTTATTACCGAAAAGCATACTGACGCTCTGGAAATTACGGAACATCCGGTTGAACAACCCACGAATGCTGGTGCCAGTGGTGAGGGCGCTGGTTACATATCAGAACACGCATTCAGGCGCCCTTCAGAAGTTGTGATGGAAACCGGATTTTCCGGAGGCGGATCGCTGCTTGATTTTGCTGATACTTCCGCTATTGGTCTTTCACTGGGGCTGAGCCCGAAAGAACTGTATCAGGAGCTGCTTAACCTGCAGCGGGATCGTATTCCTTTCGATGTGACAACCGGCAAGCGTATTTACAACAATATGTTGATAAAAACGCTGGAGGTGACGACTGACAAGAGCAGTGAGAATGTGCTTCTGGCGACCCTTACCCTCAGGGAGGTGATTATTACCTCCACGCAGTCAATCAGGGTTGCCTCGAAAAACAATATGACCGAGGGAGTAGGGACGTCTGCTGTACAGAATACAGGTACCAAAACAACGGTACCGCCGAATAATTCCATTCTGAAATCGCTGCCACAGATGGCGCAAAAAGGTGTCACCACTGTCGATGGGTATCTGAGCAATTTATTTCTGGGAAGGTGATTCATGGAGGCCGTAGAAATCCCACTGGTCGCTGATAATCAGACTTTTGCCACCACAATTAACGGTACGGTTTATCACCTGTCTGTCATCTGGCGCGGAGAGTACTGGGTTCTGGATCTTGCTGACAGCAATGGTTCCGCCATTATCTCAGGTATGCCGATGATTACGGGGGCTGACCTGCTGGCGCAGTATCGATATATGAATCTCGGGTTTTCGCTGGTGGTACTCTGCGACGTGGCAGGACAGGAAAACCCGACGCAATTCGATCTCGGAACGTTCTCACACCTCTATGTCTTCACGGAGTAACAATGTCAAAAAACTGGATGCGTCACTTTGAATTATTGCTGGTTGACGATAAGGGCGACGGGATAAAAATTTCTGAGCTTAAAGTCACTTTCAATATTCAGAAAATGCCTGCGACCATATTTAATGGATTCGTTGGAAATTTTAAGGTTTATAACCTGTCCCCTACCACTCAGAACCGGATTATGCAGAAGGAATTCTCGCGTATACAGGTTATAGCCGGATATAAGGGACAACCGGATGCAACGGGTAATTATCCCGATGAAAACGTTGGTATGATATTCAACGGAGATATCCGTTTTACTGTCACCGGGAAAGATAATGCGACAGACAGTTGGATCATGTTGCAGTGTATCGACAGTTGGGAAGGCCACCTGAACGCCAGTGTGAAAACCACAGTGGCTGCCGGCTGGAAGTACAGTGATCTTTTCAGCCTGGGCATGAAATCATTCGGGCCTTATGGTATCGAGTCAGGTGCAGTTCCTGACATGCCTGAGACGGTCTTCCCCCGTGGGCGGGTTGTCTATCAGAGCACAGCCAGGCTGATGAATCATATCGCCGGACAGTGTAACGCTTACTGGTGGTATGAGAACAATCAGGTCAACATTGTGCCGGAAGATAACTATATCGGTGTCGCTACGGTGCTGAATGCCAATACAGGGCTAATCGGTAGGCCTCAGCAAACAATGGGTGCAGGCGTAAACGTCAGGTGCCTGATTAATCCAAACATTAAGCTGGGTGGGCTTATTCGTCTGGATCAGGCATCTGTCTACCGGACCTCTTTGAGTAATGACCAGATAGCGCAATCTCCAGCACGGCTGGATGAATCGGAAAGCGACGGTAATCTCTACGTTAACGGCCTGCCCGGCATGTCACAGCCTGCCAGCATTAATACTGACGGTGATTACATTGTGGGCAGCATCGATTATACTGGCGACACTCGCGGGCAGGCGTGGTATATGGACCTGCTTTGCCTGGCTAAAGATGGCAAAGAATTGCTTAACTCGAAAGGGATTGATGCGGCGAAATACACATGAAAAGACTATTGTTGGCAGCTTTACTTGTCTGTATCTCCTTCACTTCCTTTGCTGATACCGGGTGCGGACCATTCACGATCAACTGGAAAGCGCAAGACGGACTTGCAAGGATTAATGGACAGAAACCGGAGACACAGAAAATCACCTTTCTCAAACAAAAAGGGGATTATGACAATGTGAACATCCAATGGATGGTTCCGGGTAATGGACGTTGGTTAGGGATGGACTTTGTGGCCAGAAATGGCAAGCCGATCCTCAATGTTGAAGTTATCCGCAAAAATATGGACGAGCCGCGAGAGTTCTGGACGTATGACTGCCGGAAGGTGAAGTGAACGCGCTTTTCCTTGTAAGAAGGTGCCTCGGTGAAACTAAATCGATTGACATTTCTAGCTAACCAAACTTTCTGAAAATCAGCAAAATGTGCGCATCGTGCTGTCGTTTTCCAACTTTACCCATTACACTGCAGATACTTTTGAAGGCGTTTTGCCATCAACTTTGATGTCACCCAGTCAGGAATTACAACTAAATGAGTTTAGCGCAGCCTAAATCCGGAGAGCTTTTAGAGATCCTTGGTCCCTCACTCACTCAGGGAGAAAACCTACTCAGTGAGTTTGAAATTCATGCCGTCATTCGTGACGCCAGGAATGTTCCTGAATATTATCAAGGGCTTTCTATCGAGGGATTAGCTAAGCTTGTTTTAGGCGAAGTTGAAGAGGGATGTGCCCTTTGTGAAAAGTCATTGGCGATAGCCCCGGACGATTCTGTTTCGTTTTGTAACTATACGATTGCGTTGAGAAACAAGGGGTATCACGTTAAGCAATACGAGATTATTAAGAGAGCGATCAACTCGCGTAATCCTCGAATTCTTTCTGAAGTGGCTATAAATGCTGCGTATTGGGTGGATTTAGATTTGCTGAAAAAGGTAATGCCTATGCTTAATGCGATGGAAGTTGCTAAGGCAGACGATTTGCTCAAGTGTAATGAGTCGCTTGATTATCTTATCGATCATGAGAATCATTCTCATGACCTTAAGGCGATCGGCCAATTGATGATGACTATTGCTGAAAAGTATCGTTTACGTCTGGCTGGTGCGCATGCTTTTTATGTCATGAATGAGCTGAACACATTTTTCGTAGAAATTAAAACTGACGACCCAGCACTTTTGTCAAAAGTGAATAACGACCTTGCCAATGAACTCATCGCTGCTGGTTTGGAAAATTCAGAGTGTGTTGGTTGTTTCCAGGCAGGAGACTTCTAATGCCTGTTATGCATAATTGTTTTCTCGAATTAGCCAGAGAATCATTGCAGCACAATGGTGAGCAATGGACACGTAATGCTATCAGCAGGTCATACTACGGCATGTATCATTCAGCCCTCAGAATCACTAACAATCTGACGCCTACCCATGATACTGATGGTGAGAGATTACCTGGCGGTTCTCACATGCGACTCTATACAGCTTTTTGTAACGGTGAGGCTGCTAAAGTTAACGGCGTAGATGTTGATAAAGTCCGTAAAATTGGCATTAAGTTAAAGATGTTACATGCTCAGCGCGTAAATGCTGATTACAGACTTGAACGCAAAATTAATCGAATTACGGCAATTAGTGCCTTACAAGATGCTGAAGAGATAGATGCTCTAGTGGACCGAATGATGAATAACCCCGACGACTCGTTAACAGCATAAGCTATGACTACCATACCAAGCCCGCCGATGAGCGGGTTTTTTTATGTCTGGAGAAAATATGCCAGTTTCACTTTCCTCTCAACTCGGCAGTAAAGAACAGGCTGATACAAGGCTTGTTGGTTCTGTCATGTCTGCACTGCGAGTTTCAATGCCTGGCATCGTCCAGTCATTTGATCCCGACACCGTAACCGCAGTTGTTCAACCCGCTATCAAAGGCTATGAGCCGGATTCGAATGGCGTTAGCCAGTCGACGACATTACCGCTGCTGGTGGATGTGCCGGTGGTATTTCCTCGCGGCGGTGGCTGCACGCTAACGTTCCCGGTTAAAGCTGGTGATGAGTGTCTGGTGATTTTTGCCGATCGCTGCATCGATTTCTGGTGGCAGAACGGCGGGGTACAGGAGCCTGTCGACGATCGGGTGCATGATTTATCGGATGCGTTCTGTATCGTCGGGCCGCAGTCGCAGGCGCAGAAAATAAGCGGAATCAGCACCAGCGCCGCACAATTGCGTACCGATGATGGGGCTGCTTTTGTGGAAGTGGCCGCAGGCCATAACGTTACTGTTAAAACCCCCGGCGCGCTGACGGCTACTGCAGAAGGCGGAACCACGATCACATCACCCATCATTACGCTAAACGGTGACGTAACCATTAACGGCAATCTGTCGCAGGGGATGGGTGAGGGCGGCGGTAGCGCAACGATGCTCGGTCCTGTCACGGTGACAAACGATGTGAAGGCGGGCGGTAAGAGCCTGATGACGCACACTCATAGCGGCGTTCAGACGGGTGGCGGGAATACTGGCGCGCCGAATTAAAAACTACCAACCAGACAAAAGCCCCGGGTGCGCTAACACTTCGGGGCTTTTTACTTTCTACACCTTGAGGATGGCAAGGGAGAACATGTGATTGATTTTAGCAAACTGATAATGGAGTTGCGAGTTATGGGCGAAAAATTACCCAACTGGAAATTCCTGCTTATATGGATTGTATTTTTCCTTTTCGGGCTTTCGAGCCTGATTGGTGCCGTCCGATGGTGGTGAATAAGGAGGTCAGACATGCGATACCGACGCGAAGATACCGAAGGTGATTACACTTTTGGTAGTGGCGATGATACCTGGCTGATTAACTCGCCAGAAGCTGTCGCGCAGGCGGTAAAAACACGATTTGCATTGTGGTACGGGCAGTGGTTCCTCGATAAGACAGAGGGAACACCGTGGATTCAGTCTGTGCTCGGTAAGCAAAAGCCGGAAACCTACAATCTGGCGATCCGCAAGCGCATCCTCGAAACGCGGGGCGTGAAATCCATCCTCTCTTTCAATACCACAGTGAACACGACGACGCGCCGCGTCCAGTTTTTCGCTGAAATCGACACTATCTACGGAACAACGACAGTAACCAGCGAGGCATAAATGGCCCTCAATTTGGACACACTCGGCTTATCGGCAACGGTAACCGCGGAGGGGATCAGTGCGCCTGATTACCAGACGATACTCGATACCCTGACGAGCTATTTCCAGCAGATTTATGGTAGTGACGCTTATCTGGAGCCGGACAGCAAAGACGGCCAGATGGTGGCGCTGGTGGCGCTAGCTATTCACGATGCCAATAACACAGCCATTTCCGTCTATAACTGCTTCTCACCTGCTACAGGTTACGGCGCAGCGCTGACCAGTAACGTAAAAATTAACGGTATCGCGCGCAAAGGTGCAACGAACTCTACCGTGGATTTACTGCTCACTGGCACCGCAGGAACAACCATTACGAACGGCACCGTGAAAGACACCAATAACGTGATCTGGCGTCTTCCGGATTCAGTGGTGATTGGTGTTGATGGCACCGTGACGGCAACTGCAATTTGTTCCAAAAGCGGAGCGGTTGCAGCTCCTGCCGGGACGATTACCACTATCAATACACCGACCCGTGGCTGGACGTCAGTAACCAACCCGGCAGCGGCCACCGTTGGCGCACCTGCAGAAACGGACGCAGAACTGCGCATCAGGCAGGGGCAGAGTGTCGCGATACCATCCATCACACCATTTGAAGGCGTGGACGGGGCGATCGCTAATATTGCTGGTGTGACGCGCCACAAGCTCTATGAAAA